GAGATAGACTTCTTCAGATCGAACAGCGACAGAAAGATGTTATCTTAGCTGAAATAAACGAGATTAAATGCGGAAGATGGCGGGTTGCAATCGTATCTGGTCTGATTGGCGGGTTGGTCGGTAAACTTACTCCTGATCTTATCAATGCGCTTATAAGGATAATAACGTGACGATAATGAATCGTGAGGAATGTCGTCCGGCGATTCATAAATACGTTGATAAGATAATTGATAGAATACCAGAAGAAGGTCCAGAAATGGAACTGTTTATGTGCTTTATTTGTGAAATATCAAAACACGCAAGAGTGAATGAGAAACTTGCTTGGCCAGGGGAGGGGAAATGAAACAGCAATTTCTTTATCAAAAGACAGGGACAATTCGGCTAACTGTCTATGAAAACAATCGCCCACTTATCCCTTCTTCCGCGAAGGTAACGCTATACAAAGCAGGGTCAACGTCGGAACTGCAAGCACAAGCAAGCGCAAGCGTTGATGCGACTACTGGCGAAATGACGTACTCGATCACAACGACGCATACAGCAACGGCGGATGTGAATTATAAAGCTGTCTGGGAGTACGTTGTCAGCGGTGTAACGTATTACAGGACACAGCTTTTTGACGTTGTTAAGAGTATCTTACATAATCCAGTTACAGACGACGATCTTTATAACGAACTAAACAGTCTGCGTAATGTCAGCGATCAACAGACTGGAACAGCGACAGCCGGGGCCGCAAGCTCATTGACAGACACGGCTAATCGTAAAGAAGCAGACGATTACTGGACTGGCGGCAAGATTGAAATACTTGCCGGAACGGGTGTCGGTCAGGTTCGTGATATTACGGATTTCGTTCAGTCAACGTCAGTCATTTCCGTATCTCCAAACTGGGCGACAACGCCTAGCACGGATAGCGTCTATCGAATTATCAGATCATTTGCGTCAAAGATAGATCAGTGTTTTGAAGAACTTGAAACAATGCTATACAACAAAGGCAAACGTCATCAGCTTATTCTTGAAAGTGAGCAGATCAAATATCCGTTGGTATATCTTGCGATCTCGAACATTTGTCTTGACATATCAAACGAAGAAGGCGATCAGTGGGACATCAAACGGCAGCATTACTGGGATAGGTTCGAGAAGGCGTTTTCGACAATGACGCTTGATTATGACGAAGATGAAAGCGGGTCAATTACAGGCGACGAAGAACAGCAAAGCACGAACTCACTGAGAGTTTACCGGGCATGAAGCTATCAGTTAGCATATTGAACTGGAACAATGCTAAGACGTTAAGAGATACGCTTGATAGTCTTGTCGAAGAACTTGAGAATGTAGAGCATGAGATTGTTATTGTAGATCAAGGGTCAACTGACGGATCTTTGACAATGTATGAAACCCGCGCGCCGAGATGGTTCCCTGATAATTTCAAGACTATTCTTAATGATAAGAATGTAGGAATATCTAAGGGTAAGAACCAGGGAATTGACGCTTGCTGTGGGGAGTATATATTCATGCTTGACGCGGACGTTTATCCCGTCCCGAACTCGTTGACACTTATGATTAAGTATCTCGACGAGCATCCAGAATGTCAAGCGATAGGTGCGTATCCGAATAAATGGTCAAAACAGTATGAACGCGACTGTGAGTTTAATTGTCACACGCTAAGCAACCCGCAGCCTATTAAACGAGCATGTATCTATTATGGCTTATTCCGTCGCGCGGTATTTGATAGTGTACGATTTGACGAGTCTGGTCCGTTTGCTGAACAAGGCTATGGATGGGAGGATTTAGACTTTTACGAGCAGATGAAACAGGATGGAATTGAACAGTGGGTAGCGGGAATCAATAAAGATAATGGACGATACTATCACGCCATCAACTCGTCATTTATCAATCAGGGATGTATGACGCACGACGAATACGTTAAGACATCAAAGGTCAGAGGGGAGTATTTCAAACAAAAATGGAACGAACCCTAAACGATCATCTTGAAAAAGTCGAAGGTCTTGAAGATCAAGTATCCCAAGACATTGACGATATTATTAAGTCAATAGATATTGATTTGCTTATTGACAATCCTGAGAGTATTGTTATAAGGATTGCGGATATAATCAAGGAAGTCCTTGTCGAGAAGTATATTCCAGAAGCGTTTGGTCTTGGCGTTGATTTATCGAAAGTGATGAAGAATGTTAAAGGCGACAATAAGAAAGATACCGAGGTTCCCGAAGTTTAACTTTCAGCCGGAGCTTGAGTGGATAGCAAAGAATATATTTATTCCTGAGATGATTGGGGGAATAAATAGGGGGACTGGCGTTGACGGTAGAGCGTTACCCCAACTTGACGCTAAGACAGTAAAGCGCAAAGGACACGCACGACCGCTTATTGACACAAACGAGCTTCGTGATAAAT